AGTACAATAAAAGATGTTGCAAAAGAGGCAATAGATGGTGCAGAGGCACAAGTAAAACTTGCTAATGCTGCAGAGTTAGCAGCAGCAAATCAAGAACGACTTAGAATAACAAATCTAAAAGCTGCAGAAGAACAAAGACAAATAAGAGACGATATTAGTGAAGATATTGACAAAAGAATAGAGGCTAATACAAAATTAGGTGAAATATTAGAAAAAGGTATTGAACAAGAAAAAGTATTAGCAGAAGTAGCGTTGGCAGCAGCAGATGCAGCACTAGCTAATGATACAAAAAATATTCAGTTACAAGCAGAACAAATAAGGGCATTAGCTGCAGTTGCAGAAATAGAAGAAAGATTAGGTGGACAAAGATCAGAACAGCTTACTAATGAAATTGCATTACAACAAGAAAAATTAGATCTTATAGTTTCTGAAAACGAGCAACAATCTAATCTTAGACAGATAGAGTTACAAGGTGCAATAGAATCTGAAAAAAGTATATTTAAAAGATTTGAATTAGAAAAACAATTATTAGATGAACAATTAGCTCTAGCAGAACTAAATTTAGAAAAAACTGCTGAAATATTTGACGAAGAAACTTTACAATTTAAAAATGCTTTGAGAGCAAGGGATGAGGCAAAAGCTCAATCAGAGGCAGCACAAACAGCTATAACTATAGCAGAAGAAGATGCTAGAAGAGAAATAGGGCTAACAACACTAGCTATGATTTCACAAGCAGCAGGAAAACAATCAGTATTAGGTAAAGCAGCAGCAATAGCTCAAACTATTATAAACACGAAAGAGGCAGTAACAAATGCACTCAAAGGTGCACCAGTACCATTTAATTTTGCATTAGCAGCAGCGACAGCAGCGTTTGGTGCAAAACAAGTAGCTGATATTATTAGTACAAAAGTACCTGGAGAAACAATGGGTATGAGTGGAAGTGTTGGAGGAGCACAAGGTACAGTACCAGAAACTACGCCACCAGACTTTAATGTTGTAGGTGCATCGCCAATAAATCAATTAGCACAATCACTAAACAACCAAGAACCACAAAGAGCTTTTGTTGTATCAGGTGATGTGACAACAGCACAAGAATTAGATAGAAATATAATTAGTGAGAGTGGAATATAAAAAAAACAGTAAAATAAATATTATATATATATGAAAATAGTAGAACTTATATTAGACGAAGACCAAGAGTACTCAGGTATTGAAGCTATTAGTATAGTAGAAAGACCTGCTATAGAAGAAGATTTTATAGCACTTAAAGATCAAGAAATTAAGTTAGCAGAACTTGATACAGAGAAAAGAATACTATTAGGAGCATTACTTGTACCAAATAAACCAATATTAAGAAAAGGTGACGATGATGATTATTATATTTATTTTTCCAGAGAGACTGTTAAAAAGGCTAGTGAGTTATATCTTATGGAGGGTAACCAAAACAATGCAACGCTAGAACACCAAATGAACCTTAAAGGTTTGTCTCTGGTTGAGAGTTGGATAGTAGAAGATCCTAAAAAAGATAAAACACAAGTATATGGTTTAGAGTATCCTGTAGGGACTTGGGTAGGTGCTATGAAAGTTACATCTGATAATGTATGGAATGAGTATGTAAAAACAGGTAGAGTAAAAGGATTTAGTATAGAGGGATATTTTCAAGATAAAAACCAAAAGAAAGGTAAATCAGATTTAGCTGCATTAGAAAATGAAGAGGCACAATATTTATTAAATAGAGTTACTGATATTTTAACAGGTAACTATATAACTCTTGAAAGTTATAATGATTATCCTGATGCCGTAGCTAATAATGCTAAAAGAGGTATTGAGCTAAATGATAAAGTAAACAACAAATGTGCTACAGATGTTGGTAAAATAAGAGCACAGCAACTTGCAAAAAAAGAAAAAATATCGGTAGAGACTATACAAAGAATGAAAAGTTTTCTATCTAGAGCAGAGACTTATTACGATCCTGGTAATAATGAGGCTTGTGGTACTATCGCTTACTTACTTTGGGGAGGTAAAGCAGGTTTGCGATGGGCTACAAGTAAACTTAATAAATTAGAACTTTATTCACAAGTTGTAAACGATGACTTTGCAATTATAGATGATAGGTTAGGATACTCTACACAGGAGAAAGCAGAGGAGATGGCAAAAAATATTGGGTGTGAAGGATTTCATACACACGAGTTTGAAGATAAAACTTGGTATATGCCTTGCGAAAAACATCAAATGCAACAAGCATTAAAAAAAAAATATAAGTGCCCACCTGGATATAAAAAAGACTACCGTAAACACAAATGCGTAAAGATGACTGCAGAGGAACTTGCAGAGGTAGGACCAAGAGGTGGTATCCGTAGATCAAAGAAAGCACCAAAGAGTAGCACACCAAACACAAAACCAAAAGGTAAAGGTACTGCAAAAGGCGATGCAAAAACAAGTAGAGGTGCAAAAGTAGATAAAGCTACAGAGGCTAGTTTAAAAAAAAAGTCTGATGAGTTTAACGAGAGATATAAGAAAAAATTAGGTTATGGTGCTACTGTTGGACAATTAAAAACAGTTTACCAAAGAGGTCTTGGTGCATTTAATGTATCACACAGTCCTAATGTTACAAGTGCAAAACAGTGGGCTATGGCTAGAGTAAATGCGTATTTGTATTTAGTGCGTAATGGAAGACCACAAAATGCAAAATATAAAGGTGATAACGACTTACTCCCTAAGGGACACCCAAAGTCAAATAAATAAATAATTATGTGTAATTGTAACTACTGTATTTGTAAATAATGCCAAAAAGAAAACAATTTAAAACACCTAGCCACACATCTCCAAAAGGTGGCAGAAGAGCTTGTTTGTGCGATGACAATACTTATAGAATTGAGTGTTGCGATGGATCACTACTTGCACAAGGTATAGGACTTATAAATAAGTCAAGCTGAAAATATAAATTTTTTTTATAAAAATATTATATCTATATGAATGCAAACGAAATGCTACATAAAGTAAAAACTTTACTAGGTGTAGATACAGACAACATTGAAGTAAATCTCGAAGAGGTTGCTTTAGAGCAACTTACTTTAGAGAATGGGACTATCCTCGAAGCAGAAAATTTTTCTAGTGGAGAGGAAGTATTTATCGTTACTGATGATGAGAAAGTATCATTACCAGTGGGCGAGTATGAATTAAGTGATAATAGAATATTAATCGTAAAAACAGAAGGAATGATTGATGAAATCAAAAACTCAGAAGAGGTGGTTGAAGAAACTCAACAAGCCGAATTAGAAGAAACGCCAAAAAAAGAAGAAGAAAAAATGGCGTATGCTACTAAAGAAGAAATGACAGCTTTAGCGGAAGTAGTTGAAGAGGTCAAGAATCAACTTAGAGAAGTCGTTGAAAAAATGATGGACGAAAAGGAGAAAAAAGAAGAAATGGCAAAACAAGAAACACTTAGCAAACCTGCGGTAGATGGTATTAAACACACACCAGAAACATCAGATGCTAAAATAGGTTCAAGATATGCTGTTAATTCAAATAACAATACTACTTACAATAGAGTATTACAAGCAATAACTAATAATTAATAATAAAAATGGCAACAACTATATCAAATGACGTTACTAGAATCTTTGGGAAACAAGAAACGTTAACGGCAGCAACAACACTAACAGCTGCTGATTCAGGTAAAACATATTTAATAAATGGTACAGGTTATACTGTAACACTACCTGCTCCTCACGCAGGTTTTTCAGTTAAGTTTATTGTGGCTGCTGCATTTTCAACGGATTGTGTTATACAAACACCTGCTGACAACAGAGATATTCTAAACGGTGGTGTGATTGTAAATGGTGCAATCGTAGAGGCAGACGCAGTAGATCAAGTAACATTTGAAGACGGTGCAGAAAGTATTGGAGATCACGTTAATATTTCAAGTGATGGTACAAACTTTTATTTATCAGGTAATGGTAACGCAGCTTCATCTATAACAGTAGGGGAACTATAATAATAATAATAATAATTTAGAAAATGGCAACAACTAATAATTTAACAACTACATATGCAGGGGAGTTTGCAGGAAAGTATATTTCGGCTGCATTATTAAGTGGTAAGACTTTAGCAGCAGGAAACATAACTGTTGTTCCAAACATTAAGTTTAAGCAAGTAATGAAAAAAGTTTCTACAAACGCTATTGTAAAAGATGCGTCTTGTGACTTTGATCCAACTTCAACACTAACTTTAACTGAAAGAATTTTACAGCCAGAAGAGTTTCAAGTAAACTTACAGCTTTGTAAAAAAGATTTCAGATCAGATTGGGAAGCAGTACAAATGGGATTCTCTGCTTATGATAATTTACCACCACAATTTAGCGACTTTTTAATTGCTCACGTAGCAGATAAAGTAGCTCAAAAAATGGAACAAAACATTTGGAACGGAAGTAATGCAAACGCAGGAGAGTTTGACGGATTTAAAACAACACTACTAGCAGACGCTGATGTAGTTGATGTAGCAGGTCAAGCTTCTACGAGTTCTAACGTAGCGGCAGAAATCGGTAAGGTTATGGACGCTATCCCGTCAGCCGTCTATGGTGCGGAAGACTTAGTAATTTATGTACCAAGCAACATCTTAAGAAACTACATTAGATCTTTAGGTGGTTTTGGTGCTAACGGACTAGGAGCAGCAGGTACAAACAACGAAGGTAACCAGTGGTACAATATGGGTAACGCTGTATCTTTTGATGGTGTAGAATTAGTACACGCACCAGGTTTAGCAAGTGATACAATGATTGCAGCTGAAAAAGGTAATCTGTTTTTTGGAACTGGTTTATTAAATGACCAAAACGAAGTAAAAGTAATTGATATGGCAGACATTGATGGTTCTCAAAATGTGAGAGTTATTATGAGGTTTACTGCAAATATCCAACACGGAATAGGTTCAGATATTGTACTATATTCTTAATGTTTAACTTTAAAATTTAAAATATGGCTTGTGCATTAACAACAGGAAGAAAATTACCTTGTAAAGAATCCGTAGGTGGATTATCTACAGTATTCTTTGGTGATTTTGGTACGCTAGGTACACTAACCACGTCAGGTGGTGAAGTAACTGCAATAAGTGGTTCGCCATCATTATTTCAGTATGACTTAAAGGGTGCAACAAGTTCTTTAACAACAAATGTTATTTCTTCAAGGGATACAGGTACAACACACTATGA